CCAGGCGGTGACGATGATGGTGCCCTCCGCGCCTTCCTCGGCATCGTCGGCGACATCGCCGCCGTCCTGGATCTGACTCTTCGGGATCCAGTATTCGACGCCATCGATCTCGCAGAGCAGCGCCTTGTCGGTGACGCGCTTCACGCGCTCGACCTCGAGATCGACGGTGAGGGTGTCGTCGCCCATCGCGCGCTCCTACAGGACGTGCCGCAGATCGATGACGCGTCCGGGTTCGAGCTGCTCGTTGAGCTCGCGCGCGAACTCCGCGTGCTGCCCGTCGCGGACCGCGACACGGTGCACGAAGACGAAACATTCCGTGCCGCGCTCCGTGACACCCTTCCAGACGCGGACGGGGACGCCGTCCATGTGCGTGAGCTGGTCCGTCGACTCGATCATGATCTTCACCGTCCTCCTCCTCGTTCAGACGGCCGCGCCCGGCCAGCTCCACCCGACCCGCAATCCCGCGGCCGGGGCGCGGCCGACGTCGTCAGGCCAGAACCTGCGGCAGATTGAGATGCGCGATCGCGACGTACCCCTGCGTGAGCGGGATGCGAACAACGGGCCCGGAGAGCGCGGCGACACGGGGGATCGCCGCGCCCTCGGACCCTGCCGCGGCGCTAGGGGAAAGCGTCGCGGTCATCGAGTCACCTTTCGCGCGAGCTGGCCGAGCACGCGGGCAACGGGCTTGCTGATGTGTTCCGGGTCGGAGGTGCGCGCGCCGTCGGCGAGGAACCGCCTCGCTGCGGCGATGACCTTCGCCGGGTGGGCGGTGCAGATGAGGTGGTCCGTGTCCGCCCAGGCGCAGCCGCTTGGGCAAGCGTCGTCGTCCACACACCCACAAATCGTGCACCGCCCGCCGCCCTCGGCGAGCGCGAGCGCCAGGACCGCTGAGCACATGCCGCAGCCGCAGCCGGGGCGGTGCCCCTTGTCGGGCCGCCCGTCCTCGTGGACGAGGGCGCCATCCTCACGCGCCGTCGAGATGAGGTCGAGGAGGGCCTCATACATGAGCGGCGCCTGGGCGGCGATGAGGGCACGCTCCACCGCTGTCGCGCGCGCGATCTTGCCGCCGTACACGAAGCCGCCGATCTGCCGCCCGCCGACGAGGAAGATGCCACCGCCCGAACGGCTGCGGGCTTCCCACCGCTCGCCGACGCCGACGCCGACGCCGGGCGCGTCCACCGCTGCGCGTGCCGTTCTACCCATTGCGCGCCTCCTCCAGCGGTGCTGCTGCGGCCTTCCGTCTGCGCGCCTTCTCCCGCTCACAGGCACGGCAGGCGCGGTACCCGTGGCGGTCGACCCGTAGGTTCTCGCCAGCGAACGAATGCCCATGCGCGCAGTGCGTCTTGCGAGCGTGCGCGTTGTTCAGCCGCCCCTTCCGCGAAGCGTCGAGGGCGTTGTCGCTGTGCGTTCCCAGGAACAGGTGAGCCGGGTTCACGCACGGCGGGTTGTCGCACGTGTGACAGACCTCGAGATGGGCAGGCGGCGCCTTCCCGTGTGCGATCTCCCACGCGATCCGGTGCGTGTACACCGTGCGGTTGCCGCGCGAGATCATGCCGTAACCGGCCTGCGACCGCGCGCCCCTCCACTCCCAGCACTCGTTGTGCGCGCGCTTCACGAAGCGCGCCCGGAATCGCTCCTCGAATGGGAGCGGCCGTGGCAGGTTCCAGGGCCAGCGACTACTCGGATGCGACGCATCGCCGGTCACGGCTCGCTCCGGTCCGCCGCGCGCTCGAGCGCCTCGACGCGCAACGCGTCGGCCGCGCCGGAGGCGATCTGCTCCTGGACCACGTCGACCAGGTCCTCCCGCGCGAGACCGCCGGGCTTGTCCTCGGTGACGGAGACAACCTCGACCACGTCGTCGCCGTCCGAGGGAACCCACGTCGTCCGCTCGCCCTTCGACGTGAACGGGCCGGGGCTGGGGGTCCCGAAGCGCACCTCGGCGCGCACGATGAACGACTCGCCGTCGTCGCCCTCCCACCCGAGCTTCACGATCCGCGCGTCGCGATTCATGCGGCCCTCCATGCGAGGTACCGCTCGACGGCGTGCCACTTGACGACGGTGCCGATCTGGACGAACCCGCGGCGCGTGGCGCGTGGCGTGAACAGCCGCCCGAGCCGCCGGTCCTCGCGCAGCTCGAACCGGCGCGACTTCGCGATCTTCCTGCCGAGCCCGCGCAGGACGTAGCAGTAGCGGTCCACGGCGCTCACCCTCCCTTCGCCGGTTTCACCGCGACGACCCAGCCGCGGTCCCGGATGGAGTTTGCGTGCGTGCCGCACAGGTAGATGCGGCCCGCATTCGTATCCGCCCGCCAGCTCGCGCCGGACGCGCATCGCGTGTGCGTGTAAACGTGGCGACCGCAATTGAAACGTTCGATGACGGCCGCGCAGCGAGGCGCGCCGTTTCGGGCGCTGAACGCGCGCTCCTTTGTGACTTTGCCACGGAGGTACACCTGATCGCGGTCCGCGACCGGGACCTCCGGCTCCGGGGCGACACCGGTGCTCTCGGGCAGGAGCTCGGTGGTCACGGCCGGCTCCCGGCGTCGCGCTTCGGGGGCAGCGCCTTGCGGGGGCTGACGTCCACCTCGGTGCCCGCGGCCTTGCCCTTTTTGTGGAGCGAGAGCGCGCCGTGGCCGGCGTTCTCGAGGATCGAGTCGGCTCCGCGGACGAGCCAGTCGCGCTCCGCGACCTCTTTCGCCGCCTTCTCGGACGTCGCCGTCACGTCGTCCAGCCGCTTCGACTTGCCGTCGGCCGTCTCGAACGAGACGAAGAAACCGGGGCCGCGCTTCTTCATCTCGATCCGGTAGGTGCCGATCGCGGTGAGCGCGACCAGATCCATGCCAGCGATGTCCCACTTCAGCGGCGGCGCGGGCTTCTTCCCGTCGTCGGCCTTCGTGCGCGGCGTCGTGAGTGGCAGGCCCACCTGCGCGTGCTGCCGGCCCTCGAGCAAGTCGAGAAGCTCGTCTCTGCGGATCTCGAGCTTTTCGATCCGGTCCTTGAACCGCTTGTTCTCGGTCTTCCTCCTCTCCTCCTCGCGCGCGATCTCGCGCTGCTTCGCGATCAGCTCGGTCAGGTACTCGTGCTCCAGCTCGGGACTCAGCTTCATCTGTTCCTCCGTCGTGCACCGGAAGTGCTGCGTAGGACCTCTCGTCAGAACGGGATCTCGTTGACGAGGGCGTCCTCGAGCGACTGCCCGCGCGCCTCGCGCGCGGTGAGCCTCTCGATGCGGTTCTGCAGCCCCGTGCGGGCGATCTCCGCCTCCTCCAGCTCGACGCGCGTCGCGTCGAACGCGGCCTTCGCCTGCTCGTGCAGGACGGTCGCCCGTGCGGCGCGCCGGGACGCCTCGACGAGCTCGCACCCAAGCTGCTCGAGGACGGGTGGGGTGGTGGTGGGCTCAGCCATGGCGCTCCTCGCGTGCGGGCGGCGCGCCCGCGGGGGTGGTGGAAGACGACTCGGGGCGCTCGAACAGCGCGCAGGTGGTGATGGGGCGCGGGAAGCCGGGGTCGAAGTGCGCCCACCCGAACCCCTCGGGCATGAGAAGCGCGACGGCCTGGACGAGCGAGTCGCCGTCCGACACGCGCGCGCCGCAGCGGACGTGCGCGTTGCCCGGGATCGCGCGGCGGTGCGCGCAGGCCCAGCAGAGGACCTCAGCCATGCTGGCGGTCCTTGAGCGCCTGCTCGAGCAGCGCATTGATCCCGCCGTCGCGCTGGAGGAGCGCGACGCAGACCGCGCGCAGGTTACGCTCGTCTAACGTGCAGAGCAGGTCGCCGACGGTCGCCTTGCCGCCCCCGTTCCAGATGGCGAACGCGACGTCGAGTAGGATCCGCTCGCCGGATGAGAGCGGCGAGCCGTGCTCGAAGTACTCGCACGCGAGCTTCGTCGGGCCAGTGGGCGTCCATAGGCCCGCGAGCGCGTGGTGCGGCGCGAGCAGCCGCTGGATCACCTCGCGCTGCTGGCGTTCGCTCTGCCACATGGTCAGGCTCCCCCAGGCGGCGCCTGCTCGGGTTCCGGCGTCGGCGGGCTGGTCTCGCCCGCCGCAATGAACGCATCCGCGAACACGTACGCCTGACGCGCGACCTCGCGGGCGAGGTCGGGGAGCCGGCTATCCTCGACGTTCTCGGAGGAGGCGACGAGCATGGGGAGCACCGCCGCGGCCAACTGGGCCCGTGTCGGCGCTGCCTGCGCCGCGTTGCGGGCGAGGTTGCGCAGGATCTGCTCCAGGCGCTCGCCGAAGCCTTGGGCCAATACCTCGCCCGCCGCGCTCGCTGTGCCCGCATCGATCACGAACTGGACGGCGCGAGAGAGCGATGTCTCTTCGAAGTGGAGTTCATCCACGGGGCGCCTCCTTCGGTGGCGCCGCGCCCTCGACCGCGCCGTCCTCGATGACGATCCCCTCGCCGTTCTTCCCGACCACTTCCAGCCACACCTGGAGGTCCGCGCGCTGCGCCTCCTGGTGGAGGAGCGACAGCGAGTCCTCGTCGAGGAGGGAGCCGTCGCGGACGAGCGTCGCGCGGAGCTGCGGGTTCAACGCAGCGCCCATCGCCACCGAGATCCGGAGCTGCTGCGATTGGCTCGCCTGGTCGAGCGGGAGACCCTCGAACGTCACGCCGGCGTCGGAGAAGGCGAGCCCGGGGACCGGCAGCTTCGCGCTCGCGAGGGCCTCCGCCTTCTGCTGGTCGACCGCGGAGATCTCGTCGTCGAGCCTCTTGGCCAGGGCTTTCGCTGCCTCGAGCTCGACGCGCGTCGCGTCGAACGCGGCCTTCGCCCGCACCTTCTCGTTCACCGCCTCGACGTCGCGCATCTGCGCCGCGAGCGCGCTCAGATCCGGGTCGACGAGCTGCTCGACCTTCGCGAGCTGCGCCTTGCCTGCCTCGCGGGAGGCCTCGAGCGCCTCGTCCGCCGAGCGCTGGCGCTCCTCCGCCGCGGCGAGCGCCTGGCGCGCGCGCTCCACCTCGGCGGCGGCCGCCTCGGCGTCCCGCTTCCGCGCGGCGAACACGTCCTTCGACCGCTGCAGGGCCGCCCGCTCCAGGTCGTTCGCGGCCTTCTGCTTCTGGAGCGCCTGGGACTCCTCTAGGAGCGCGGCGATGCTGACCTGCTCGTCCGGCGCATCCACCTCGGGCGCCGCCCTCAGCCGGGCCTCGAGCTGTACGACCTGCGCGTTCGCCGCGCGCCGCGCCTCGTAGGCCTTCGCCCGCTTCGCGTCGAGTAGCGAGAAATCTACGCCCGTGATGCCCCGGAGCGTCTCCGCCTGCTCCCTGGGGGAGATCCGCAGGAACGCGAGCGGATCGAAGCTCAGGCGGCCGAGCAGCTCGTCGAGGCGCTTCTGCGGCCTGTTGAGCGGGAGCCCGTCCTCGCGGGAGAGCTTCAGGCTCGAGGTCACCTCGCCGTCCTCGCGCCGTGTGAACTTCCGCTCGACGATGACGGTGCCGAACTCAGGGAACTGGTCGAGGCGGCCGCGGAGGACGGCCTCGTTCTCCCCGCGCCGGATCGGCTCCTGCGGGCAAAGCTTCTCGCCGCCGAGCAGGGCGGCGATCCCGTCCAGCGCGCTCGACTTCCCTGAGCCGTTCCTTCCGCGGATCACCACGACGTTGCCCGTCGGGGTGATCTCGACCGCGCGGATCCGCTTGAAGTTGGTGATCTCGAGCCTGGTCAGTTTCATGGCGTTCCCCTTCGCCTACCTGTCGAACTCGGTCTTCCCGCCCTGCTGCGGCTTGCCCTTCTTGCCGGTCTCCGGCACCACCGGAGGCGGCTCGGCGGGGCGCTGCTGCTCCCCCGTGACCTCGCGCTCCTTCCGCGCCGCCTCCTCCTCCGCGGTCTCGAACGACACGTCGTCGAGGGGCGCATCCGCGGGCGCGCCCGGTGGGGGCTGACCATCGCCACCAGCGATCTGCCGCTCGACCGCGGAGGCCGTGTCACCGTCTTGGTCCTCGGGGACGATGCCGAGGTCGAGCTCGATCGGCGCGGTCGCGGCCACCGCCTTGCCAGCGTCGTGAATGTCCGCCTCCTCCTGCATCCGCTCCTGCAGGCGGCGCGCGGCCTCGCTCTTGCCGGCGGGCAGGAGGTTCCAGAGCTTACGGAGGCAGGATTTCACCGCCATCGCGTCGAAGTCCGAGACCCAGGGGCCGACGATCCGGTTCTGCCGGTCGCGCGGCGCGCGCTTGTCGCGGAACGCCTCGGCATCGCGCTTCGACATCGCCGCGATCTGCACCTCGCCGCCCTCGAGTCGCGCGGCCGCGAAGTAGCCGATGACGTCGCCCCGCTCCGCGAAGATGCCGCCCTCGCCGCCGGGCTCGAACTCGAACTTGGTGATGGACGTGCCGTCCGCGTCGTACCGGAGGGTGAACCGGTCCTTTGCCCGGACCTCGGAGGCGATCACCGATGGGACGAGCCCGGTCTCGCGCGCCTTTTGGATCTGCGCGCGGTAGTCCATCATGTAGGTGCACTCGTTCGCGCCGAGCTTGTTGTTCCACCGCGGCACGAGCCACATGCGGCGCTGCGGGAGCGCGCTGTCCGGCTCGAGCTCGAGCTCGGCGCACCGCATGAGCGCGACCAGCACAGAGGAGGGCGTGCACTCGGCGAGCTTCGGCTGCCGCGCGAGGGCCCCCTGGGCGAGCTTGACCAAGCGCTCGGGCTTGAAGTGCTCGCCAGCGACGAGCGCGAACGCCTCCCGGCGCGACTCGATGAGCTTCGCGAGGACCTGCGTCCTCTCCTTCTTCTGCGCGTCCTGCTTCGCGATCGCGGTGTTCTGGTTCGTCATGACGCCTTCCTCCTGAAGGTGCGGTTGCGGTTCTGTTTGGTGGATGTTGATGCCTTCACCGAACCCCCTTCACCCGCAGCACCCGGGGGCCGACGCGGGTCACGACCTCGCGGGAGAACCGGACGAGATCGGCGGTCTCGATCTGGAAGCCGTGCTTCTCGGCGTAGTAGGCGAGGAGGCCCTCGTGGTCGGTGACGCTCGCGCGGGTGTCCTTGTTCTTCTTCCAGGTCACCACCAGCGCGCCGCTCGCGATCCCTGTGGCGTCGCCGATCGCCTGCTGCACGTGGAGGCGCCACTTCTCCTCCTCGGCCTCCCACGCCTCGCGGCTCTTCTTCGACTCGAGCCACTTCGCGATCGCCTCGGCCTGCTCCTCGTTCGCGACGACGAACGTCTCGTTCTTCGGTTCTGGGTACTGGAGCTTCAGCCACGCGCGGGCGCGGTCCGACGGCTCGATCGGCGGCAACTCGTTCCCGACGATGTAGCGCTCCCACACCATCTCGGAGCGCTCGCGAAGCGCGGCGATGACCTTCTGGTTCGGCTCGAGGTCGTACCAGCGAAGCTTCGACAGGCCGAACTGCGCGACGAGCGACCAGTCGTCGTATCGGAGGACGCCGAGGTAGTGCATGCACTGCACGTAATGGGCCTTGGGCACGCGGATCGGCTGGCCGGGTTCGCTCCACTGCTCGCGCTGCCACTCGACCGTCTTCACCTCGACGCCCTTCTTCTTCTCCTGGACCAGGCCGTCGGGATGCCCGGCGAGGAACGGCGTTTCGGGGTCGCGGACGAAGGCGCCCTTCACGACCATTTGCCCGGTGCGGCGGCCGTACTCCTGGGCGATCGGGTCCTCGAAGATATTCCCGAACCGCATGCGCTCGGTCGGCCTGAAGACGGGGAGGAGCCCCTTCTTCTCAGCGACGACGTCCCAGAGGTTGCGGTACGTCGAGAAGCCAGCGATCGCGGCGGCGTCGGTCCCGCCGATGGACGTCCGGCGCTCCTGCTCGAACCGCTGCTCCTCGGGCGTCGCTGGCGCCTCGGCCTCGGTGAGCGCGCCGCGGAGCGACTCGGGGAGGGCGAGCAGCTCGAGGAGTTCCTCGTCCGTGTGCGGCGCTCGCGTGCTCGCCTCGTTCGTCGTGGTGATCGCGTTCGTGTCCATGTCGGTCCTCACGGGGGCGAAGCGGCAAGGAGAAGGGGGGACGTTGCGCGCAGCGCAGCGGTCCCCAACCAGCGCGCCCGGGGTGAGCGGCTCTGTTCCGCACTCAGGGCAGGTCTCACGGGCGGTCACGGCACCCCCCAGCAGAGCGGCGACACGGAAGCGACGCGAACCGCCCTGCCGCGCGTGGCGCAGGTGACGCACGCGGTCGGGTCGAGCAGCACGCACCGCACGGTCGCGCCGCCCCCGCACGCCACGCACGTCACGTGGTGACGACGCAGGACGCAGAGCACGCGACGCAGCCTACACATGGCGCACCTCGCCCTCGACGTCCTCGGCGACGTCGAGCAGCTCACTCGCTAGCAGCGTCAGCCGCACGGCCTCGGACGCGCCGGCCCGCGACGCGCGCTCGCTCAGGATGCGGACGGCGGCGCGCAGAACGGCCGCCGCAGCGCGCGGCGAGTAGTCCGCTCTGCAGAACGACCCTGTGGGTCGCTCACGCGGCACGGGGCACCTCGAGCAGCGCCGCGAACGCCGCGTCCAGCTCGGGCTGCATCGGCATGAGGATCTCCGCCGCGGCTGCGATGTGTTCCTGTGCGTACCGGAGGTGCGTGATCAGCTCTGCCTGTTCTCGCCGTGCTGCCTCGTACCAGGTCGTCATCGCCGTGCCCTCCATTGTTCGTCCTCGGCCCGTTGTCCTCGCGTCGGTTCTCGGTCCGGGGGTTCACCCCCGTCCTCGCCGGTGCGACGACGTCCTGGCGTGAGCTCGACGCCGGCGAGAGCCTCCAGGAGCACGTCGTAGAAGCAGCGGCGCTCGGCGCCGTGCAGGAGGCCGCACTTCGGGCACTGACCGGGCCTCACGACCGCCCCTCCACCTTCGCGAGCGCGGCCCGCGCGCGGAGAATCGGGCCGCAGCGAGCGCAGTTCTCGGGCGCCGTGAGCCCGTCGCAGCAGGCGCCTCCAACCGGCTGCTGAGCGAAAGGGGCGAGCGCCTCCGCCATGTCGGGCCCGGCAGCATGGCCCGCGCAGAAGACGATCCGAACCGGGTCCGGGAGCACGCCCGAGCCCTCGATGCGGCAGCCGCACGGCGGCGCGAGAAGCGTGGCGTATTCGAGCCGGTCCCGGAAGCTGGGCGACGTCCGGAGCGTCTCCATCGGCACGGCCGGCAGCTGGTCGCAGTCCGCCGCGTACCGCCGCATCGCCTCCGGCGTGAACACTGTCGGCGTCGCCTCGCTGCTCTTCGTGCTCCCCGTGCTCGCCATCGCGACCCCCGTCGTCGTGGTGGTGCCGATACTAGCACCACGCGGTGCTGAGTCAAGCACCGCACAATGATGGGACAAGCACCGCGGGAAAACGGGTGCAGTGCTGGTGGCTTAGACCGGCGGTGCTGATCCGGTCGTTTGTGGGGCCCGGTCAGGCCTACGGGGGGATGAGCGGGAGAGAAGGGGCGCGCGCCAGGGCGCCGAACGACGGGCCAGAATCTACTTCTTCTTCGACCTTCCGCGCGGCTTCGTTCGCCCGGCCGTACGCGGCGGCTCGCGGCCGATCCGGTTCATCTCAGCGAGCGATGGCAGCTCCGGCAGCGTCTCCTCGCGGTACCGCCCGTACTCGGCTGGCTGTTCGGCCGCCAAGGCGAAGCGCCGGTTCACGAGTTCCTCAGCGACGACAGCGGCCTCCAGGCGCGTTCGCGCTTCACGCATATGCTCGAGCGCTCGAGCGAGATCGGGGGAGGGGTTCTGGAGAGATGCGGCGAAGACGTCAGGGCGATCGAGGGCCGCGGTGAGGAGCCTAATGGCTGCGACGTGGCGAGCGGTCAGCAGCCGGTACGCTCGCTCTCGGATGCGCTCCATCTCCTCCTCGCCGAAGTCCGCGCTCTCCTCGGTCGACACGCGCCTCATTTCCTGCACGAGTTCAGGGTCGACATCGGGATGACGCTGGAGGTACGCGGCGAGCATGGCGTTCGGCGTGCTCGTTCGCCCTTCCTCTTGGTCGCGAAGGTGCTGCTGCAGAAGGAAGGCGTCCCCCGCAGGCACGAAGGGCCAGGGGCGCGGCATCCCAAAGAATTCTCGCGCGCGGTCGATTAGCTCGATCTCGAACGCGGTCGTGCCGTTCTCGCGCTTCGTGTACTGGGATTTGTCCTTGAAGCCCAGCGCAGATGCGCAGGCTTCGTGCGAAAGCCCTTTGTCCTCGCGGACCTCCCTAATGCGCTTCAGGAATACTTGCCAAGTGTAGGGCGGGTAGTCGGCCATCTCGTGTACGGCTAGCATAGGCTCTCCTTTTGGTGCTTCTGATAGCGGTGCTTGACCAAGCACCCTCGAGTGCTAGGATGGGCACCCATGAGCGCCACTCCTCAGCAGACGATCGGTCAGCGGCTTCGCTCGTTGCGCGAGAACCTGAAGCTTTCCCAGGCGGAATTCGGAGCACGCTGCGAGCCGGCGATCCGCAGGGAGCACATCTGCCACTACGAGACCGGGAAGCAGATCCCGGGGTGGCCCGTGCTCGCGCGCCTCGCGGCGGCGGCGGGGGTGACCCAGGCACAGCTGATTGATGGCGTGTCCTTCGAGCGCGCCGCGCAGCGATCGACGGAGCGGGAAGACGCGCCGCGCAACCCGCGGCGCCGTTCGCGCTCGTCCGGTCGTCGGAAGCTCTCGCGAGAGGTTCACGCCCGCACGATCACCCGCGGCGCGCGTCGCCGGTAGGCCGGACGCTCCGTCGCATTCGTCCTGAGCGGCCGTTCACGGAGGGGCACATGATCCGGGAGCCCACGGGGAACGAGGTGGCGGTGACGGAGGCCGTGCGGCGGCATACCGTCCGCGCGGCCCTCTCAGCGAAGGTGCTCGCCACCGACGAGGTCTCCGTCGTCGCGATCGAGAAGTGGCAGAAGGGTGAGCGACAGCCGACGGCGGCGAAGCTCCGCGCGATCCTGCCGGGCGCGATTCGGGCGGATCCCGTGGCCGCGCTCGACTTCCTCTCGGACGTGCTCGGACTCCGCGAGGCCGGCGTTGTGGTGGGGCTTGCGCCCGAGCCGGACGACGTAGAGGGCGTCGCGAAGGATGTCGATGAGGCGCTACTCGCGACCGCGGACACGAAGCGGTGGCAGGTCGAGGCCGCGCCCGGGGGCTACTCGGAGCAGGAGCGGGCAGAAGGGCGGACGAAGATCCGTCATGCCCAGCGCCACCTCGTCGAGGCGGCGGCAGCGCTCGATGCGGTGCCGTCGCCGCAGCTCGACCTCGCGGGAGCTGCCCGGTGATCCCCTCCCTCTCCTCCACCCTCGAAGCCCTGGCCGCAACCCTCGTCTCTGCGCGTCACATCACCGACCTCTGCGAGGAGATCGAGGCCGCGAAGTGGGAAGCCGAGGAAGCGCGACGCGCGTACGACTGCGCATCCTACGGCCTGGTCTACGACGGCTCGCCCCGCTGCGGGACGGCGTGGCGGCGGTGGGTGCAGGCGGCGACTGCGTACCGGGCCACGGTCGAGCGGAACGCCGCTCTGGCGCGCCAGCTCGTGGCGATTCTCGGCACACGGAATGAGGGAGCGCGCGCATGACCGCGCTCACTCGCGTCACCCTCGAGATCCCGCCTGCGCTCGCGGAAGCGATGCGCCGGCTATCCACACGCACCCGGGTCTCGCTCAGCTACCACTACCGTGAGGCGGTCGCGGATCTGCTCCGTAAGTACGGGGCGATGCCGGAGCGGGAGAAGACGCGGGACAGATGGTTCGCGGGGCCAACGCCATGACGCGCGCCCCCGTGCTCTTGTTTGCCGCGCTC